TGGAACTATATACAATGGGGTAGAAAATAATGACAAAGAATATAGTTGTTGTTGGCGGTGGCAGTGCTGGCTGGCTTACAGCATTAGCAGCAAAAAAGAGATACCCCAAACTAAACGTAACTGTTATAGAGTCAAAAGATATTGGCATCTTGGGGGCAGGAGAAGGCTCAACACCATACCTACCTGCATTTTTAGAAAGCCTTGATATTACCTTTGAAGACTTAGTAAAAAACTGTGATGCAACTATAAAGAATGGGATTAGGTTTACCAACTGGAATAATCAAAATGATTTCTACTATCATGGTTTTGCATTCACTGATCAAGCACTTGGAACAGAGGCTCTGTCTTCTGGGTTTTTGTCCACAAGTCCAATGCTTGTATCTAGTATCGAATTAAATAATGGTATAAAAGAAGTCGACTTTACCGAAATACTTTCAGAAAATAGCAAAGTGCCCATGATACTTGAAAAAAATAAAAAGGGAAGTACGCTTTCAGACTACAAAAAAATAGGCTATACATCATTTCACTTTAATGCGACCAAACTTGCACAAAGATTTAAAGAGATAGGTCTTGAAAGAGGAATTGAGGTATTTGAAAATACAATAACTAATGTTCACTTAGACCAAAACAATAATGTAGTTAGTTTAGATTTAGATAGTGGATCCAATATAACTTGTGATTTTGTTTTTGACTGCAGCGGATTTCATAGACTAATAATAGGAAAAACATTTAATTCAAAGTGGAAGAGTTATAAAGAGTTTTTGCCAACAGACTCCGCAATACCATTCTTCCTTGATATGACAGATAAAATTCCACCATACACAGAGGCAATTGCTATGAAGTACGGATGGATGTGGAAGATTCCACTACAAAATAGATTCGGTTGTGGATATGTTTATGATTCTTCTTTAATATCGGAAGAAGAAGCAGTTAAAGAGGTAGAAGAGTTTTTAGGTTTTGTTCCTCACTACCCAAGAAAAGATAAGGGTGGATTTAGTTTTAGTCCAGGTTCATTTGAGGAGCCTTGGCAAAATAATGTTGTTGCTGTTGGACTTGCAGCAAACTTTGTAGAGCCATTAGAGGCAACATCGTTATGGGTAAGCATGGTTGAGTTAACTGAGATATTCAGTGCTCCAGACTTCTTAATCAACAATTGCCCTGAGATTAGGGCAGAGTTTAATAAGATTGTTGTAAATATGAATGATGATATTCTTAATTTTATATACTTTCACTACATGTCATTAAGAAAAGATACATCGTTCTGGGAAAAGTTCTCATACGAAAATGCTCCAGATGAGTTAAAGAAAAAGTTAGATATATGGCAAAAAAGAATGCCAAGCAAAGCAGATAATGGAAACCACTGGAAATCTAAGAGTTGGTTTTTAGTTGGTTCAGCACAAGATAAAATAAATAAAGATCTTGCAAAAAAATACGTGGAACTGTCTGACGAATATAAAAATGGAATTCATTCATACGAACACTATAAAAGGTATAGAGACTATAAGGTTTCAGAATGTGTAGACCATAGAGAATTTTTGGAGGGATTAAAGTGAAGTTTAGGACAGAATGGATAAATGCATTAAAGACAATGCGACACAGGTCTTATTGGAATCTGCCAAATACAGTAGAGTTTTTTGCATTTATGACAAAGGCAGCAATCATTGTTCCAGGTCTTATTTTTGGTGTACAGTTTTGGTGGCTATACATCTTTGCACTAATAACCAGTCTTTCTTTGATCTGGTCATCAACAGTAAAGACATTGCCAACAATTATCTGGTTTAACATAATTTGGTCAATTCTTGCAGCAACTGCTATAATTAAGTATTGGGTCTAAGGGGGCTTATATGTATGAATATTATGTAAGAAAAGTTGAGAACGTAGTAGATGGAGATACCATTGATGTTCTTATTGATTTAGGGTTTGATATTTTGTTTCAATCCCGTGTAAGATTAGCAGGCATTGATACGCCTGAGTCTCGTACAAAGGACATTGCTGAAAAGGCTCTTGGTCTTGAGTCTAAGGAGTACCTAAAGAAGGCTCTAAAGGATGCTAAGTCTGTTGTGATCAAGACTGAAAAGATGGACTCATCTGAGAAGTATGGTCGCATTTTAGGCTGGGTATATATAAATGGAGACACGGTATCTCTTAATGACATGATGATCAATGATGGATACGCATGGGGATACATGGGAGACACCAAGGTCAAGGACTTTGATGCACTTGCAAAGGCAAGAAAGAAGTCTGGAAAGTAGTATGGGCCTTAAAGAAGAGGCTATGCTTGAACATTTAATGCTTCAGGGTGCGGTTGAATTTCAGGGTATTGATGAGACTACTGGTGAAATGATGTATATGATTACAGATAAGATGAAAGAAGTCAGTCCAGAAATTTATAAAGAACTAAAGGATCAATATGAGCATCATATGTTTCAACTCATTGATCAGGGCCCTACAAGGATGACATGGAGGGTTCGTTCATGAACTTTAAAGATGAGGACGATGCAATAGATCAATTAATTTTGGCTGGAGCACTTGAGATTGCTGGTATAGATATGGATACTGGCGAGCCAATTTATAACTTTACAGAAAAGTTAATAGATATAAGTCCAGAATTGCACAAAGAGGTTTCTTTATATTTTTCTCGTGAAACAATGTCTTTGTGGAGTCATGGGTTTTTAGACATGGATGTGACTGAAAAAAATCCTATAGTAACCTTGACAGAAAAGGCATTAGACAGTGTAGAGGTTTCTAAACTAAGCAAAGAGTCTCAGGCGACTCTAAAAGAAATAATTAGAGTTATTGTTTCAGATAAGTAGTATAATTGTTGTGGAGAAACCATGGAATATTTTTTAGGCTCTGCTGTAACTATGATTGCCATGTTTATTACAACAAGGCTAATACTTCCACGCACACTAAAGACTAAGACAAATAATTTTAGGTATAGTCAAAGCCATATTCATACACTAATAATGCCACTTATTCCAGATATTAAAAACTATAAGAAAAAAATGATTACTCAGTCTAGTAAGCATGATGAAAAAATAAACATAAAGGTTGTAATATTTGATAAGAAAGCGTACTTTGTAAAAGATGGTAGTTTTTATTGTGCGGATATGCAGGGTGATGCTATCGATAAGCACAGTGCAACTGTAGTTGACACGATAGGTATGGATAAGGTACAATTAGATAAGATGCTATTTATAATGGATCAACTTAGAGATGGGAAAAAAAATGATAGTGGGGATTCAAGGAACTAGTAGTTTTGACGACTACCAGGTTTTTCTCAGAGCAATGGCAGTTACGATGTCTTCCTTAAGGGATGATGATCCATACTTTTACATTTACTCTGCAGGTCCAGCAAATGTTAATTTAATGGCTATGGAGTTTGCAAATCTTTCTGAGAGAGGCATGAAGGCTCGTGGCAAAAGCATTAAATATAAGGCTATTCCTCCTTCATGGATTACAGAAAATATTTCAGATATAAACTACTTTGCTTTCTTAAGCAAAGAAAGAGAGCAGGTTTCAAAACTTGTTGATGAAGCAAAAAATAATAATGTCGAATACGGCATTTTCAGATACTAACAGAAAGAAAAACATGCAAATTAAATCATTAGAACAAATGGAAAAGATTGTTAATTCAAATAAGTCTCTAATATGGGATGGTTGGACAGTGGTAAATACTTATCCTTCTGAGAAGGGTAGAACAGCACCACAGGGTGCATTTGTAGATGGTAAGTGGCACCTACAACGTCGTTTTGTACCTTCTAAGAATGGATGGGATATACCAGATAAGTTTGTGAGTTAATATGCCAAAGCATGAATGGAAAGATAATGCTATATGCTTAGACTATGATACAAACTTATTTTTTGAAAAATATGAAGATGATGAAATTCTTAGACCAGCAATAGATAAACTTTGTTCAATGTGTCCAGTATCAAAAATGTGTTTTGCTGTTGGCGTTTCTCAAAAAGAGTGGGGAGTTTGGGGAGGAGTTTACCTTGAAGGTGGGCAAATTTCTAAAGAGTTTTCCAAGCATAAGTCTAAATCAGACTGGGCAAACACATGGCAAAGACTAACAACGGAGCAATAATATGTATACAGATTCAATGAGGATGGCCTTTCGTTCCATAAAAGGTCCAAAAGGTTTTGAACTTCAGATAGTAGACCATGACAATTTTTTAACAGTTAAAGCAAGTGAAAAACAGTTTATGAGTCTTTCAGGAGAAGAAAGAAAAGAGGCTGTAGAGTATATGATTCGTACAAAAAAAGCACTTGAAGAAAATGGAGCAATTGTTTTGTTAGTTAGAGAGGGTGGGAAAGATCTGTGATTGAGTTTATTTCGTTTGCATTTTTTATAGTATTATTTTTTGCTTTGATAGTAAACAATATCAGGTTTAGTGTTAAAATTTCTGTTATATCTAAAGAGTTGGTTCAAGCACACATAGACAAAACAATCTTGGCTGAAAAACTATTTGAAGCATCGGCACGAAATTTGCTAAAAAAAGAAAATGATTCGGATGCTTTTTTAAAATTTGTTTCAGATTCTAGAGATTGGGCCTATCAGTATATAGAAGGTTTCCAGTCATCACTAAATAAGTTTATTACTGATATAGAACCAGAGATAGCATATTTTGATGAGTATGGAGAGGTTGGGTCTGCCTACCCTCACTACCACTCAATGAAGAAAATTTCGGGGGCATACAAAGAACTAAAGAAACTACTACCAGAAGACTATGATAAAATAGAGTAATGATAGTCCTTAAATCAACTAAAAATCTTAGCATGTTTGTATGCGAAGAGGAGTTGTGCCAGGATGAGGGAACACAGATTTGGGCAAGTTCTGAAAGCAGAATTGTAGACCTGTGTGATCTACACTATAGTCAGGCGACAAAATGAAATTTTATTATTTTGGTGGAGTAATCGGAGAAGAGGGATCTGTTAAGTCCCCATCACATTTAGAAAAGCACCATTTTTCTGGAGTTATGTTTACACATGACATACCTCAAGGAGATATATTCGTAAAGGCAGCATTAGATATAAAGTCAACCAAAAATATTAAGTATTTAATTGCTATAAGGCCTTACACAATATCTCCACAATACCTTTACATGATCAATGATTCTTTAAATAAGATAGATAAAAATAGAATTCAAATAAACTTGATTACAGGATATACAAAAGATCATGAAAACAGTTTTAATGGAATTGTTGGAAGCGTTAATGATCAATCAGACAAAGTTACTAAAAGAAAATATATGACAGAGTTCCTTGACACACTAAATGAGATGCAGTATGGGAAAACCCTTAAGTCACCATTAGATTTTTTTGTAACAACAACAAATCCAAGAGTTCTGGACGCTGTAAATAAATACGACAATAAGATAATCCTTCCATATAGTTTGTACAAAAATAATCTTTGGTTTAAAAAATATAATAAATCATTGGAAGTTAAAAGCAAAGAAATAATGTTAGCCATGACACCTATTATTAGAGAAACCGAACAAGAACTTGAGGCCTTAAAAGATTATGCATTAAGACCTGTTTGGCAAGAAGGAGAAATCCCTAAAGTAGTTAATGATGTTGGATACTTTACTCACAAAAGTTTTCATGAATTTATCAAAGAATTAAAGAATGACAACATAAACTATCTTCTAATTAACGCTGTTCCTCAAGCAGAAAATGATGTGATAATCCCTTTTATTAGAGATTATGTGCAATCAAAAGAGTATGCGGAGATAAACAAATAATGAAGTTTTATTACTTTGGTGGAACATTTAATGAAAACGATACACTTGAAGATACATCTACATTAGATAGTCACCACTTCGATGGAGTAATGTTTACCTATGATGCAACACAGGGAGATATGTTTGTTAGGGTTGCCAAAGATATTAAATTAAATGAAAAGATTAAATACCTTATTGCAATACGACCCTATACAATATCTCCACAATATCTTTATGCAATCAATCAGTCTATCAATGAAATTCAAAAGGATAGACTTCAAATAAATATAATTGCAGGATATATAAAAGACCACGAAAGCAATGTGGGCGGAATTGTTGGAGATGTCAATGACCTATCTTCTTCAGTTGAAAGATCAAACTACACAATTAAATTTATTGAAAGTTTAGACGAGATATCAAAAAATAAAGATCCAAAGGAACAATTGGATGTTTACATATCAACAACAAATAACTATGTTTTTGATGCAGTAAAAAAATATAACAATAAGATTATCCTTCCATATAGCATATACAAGCGTGGATTTTGGTCAGACTGGTTAAAAGATCCCTCTTTAAAGATTGAGTTTGATAGAGGCGGAATTGAAATAATGTTAGCGATGACTCCAGTTATAAGAGAAACAAAAGAAGAACTTGAAGCCTTAGCACATCATGCTATGAAGCCAGTATGGAAAAAGGGAGATGTTTCAAAAGTTGTAGAAGATGTAGAGTATTTTACACATGACAGTTTCCATGAATTTATTCAAATGCTTGAAGAAGATAATATAAATCATTTACTAATAAATGCTGTACCAAGATCAGAGTCTACAAAGATTGTTTCATTTATAAAACAGTATGTAGAATCAAGAACAGATTTTGCTGGCCACCAGGCTGGTAAATAAATAAAATATCCTATAGGAGGAAAAAATGACACACCATAACGAAACAAACTCACAGATCAAGGCAGCACTTGCATCATACGGACGCTCTGTCCTTGGTGCAGCAACAGCCATGTATGCATCTGGAGTTACAGATCCACAGACACTAGCATACTCACTACTTGGAGCGCTTATCCCCGTAGCATTGAGAGCAGCAAACCCTAATGACAAGGCATTCGGTAAGTTGCCTTCAGTTGATGAGGTAGACAAGGCTGTTAAGGCTGCTAAGGTAGTAAAGAAGACTGCTAAGAAGGCTCCTGCAAAGAAGTCATCTGGTGGAGGAAAGATCAACCAAGTAAAATAAAGTAGTATAATTTATACTATTCCGATATAAGACTTTAAAAAGTTTTACAGAGGATGCTCGATGAAAAGAGAGTTAGCAGGCTGATCGCCGTGGCTAATAGACCTGAGCAGTCGTCTATAAACTGCTCATTTACTATGCTACAATATAATTGTCCCACACAGGGCCTTAGTGATGGATTAGTTACCCATTGGATAGAGACCGTGGCGCAAGTCAGGTGAATTGCTTGTGTGGGACCTAACATTTGGCGGTATAATAATATCAATGACTGACAAAGAGTTGGAACATTATAAT